GGGAGCCTTGCGCTCCTCGGTCACTTCGGGAGCCGGGGTGCAGCGATCAACGACGCTGCGGAGGCTCTTGGCCGACTCGACCACCTTTTTCTCGAAGTCGATCTTGGCGGTGAGTTCGTCGGCACGCTTGTTGAGGTCGATGAGCTCGACATCACGAGCGGTCGTGTCTTCGGCCTCGACGGCACGCACGGCGTCGATCCGGTTGGCGAGGGCAGCCGCCTCGTCCTGAAGCTTCTTGAGATTGTCCATGTTCGGTGAGACTCCTGCGGCGGTATTGCCGATGGAGTTCACCTTGCCACTATCGCGTGGCTCTCTTGCAGAACCGCACTTCGGAAAGTGTTGTTTTCACAAACGCCACGGCGCGAGCCCCGCAGCGTGGGCAACGCAGATACCGCTGCCGTTCGTCACCGCATGGACGGCTGGAGCGGCACCGGAGTTTCTCGCCGCACGTGCAGCGTGCTTCAGACACGGCGAAGCCTCAGAGCCCACGCAGCAGCTGCGTCACGGACCAGGGAACGCTTCACGATCTCAGCGGCCACAGCCTCGGGCTCGGGCTGCGACTGCGTTGCCAGCCAGGCTTCGTAAGAACGCATGGCAACGGATGCAGACGTGGAAGGGTAGGCCGGGTTCAGCACCGGCCCCACGTCGTAGAGGCCCGATACCTCGCGGATCTGGCGGATGGCCTTGCCGTCCTCGCCAGTGCGGAAGGATTCGTTCTTGGGCTCCACCGTGAAGGCGAACGATGATCCCCGCACATCGCGCCGCTGGATGAGCTCGAGCACGTCGGCCCGGCTGACGGGCGGCGTCACCACGTACTTCAGGCCCTTCTCGTCAGAGGAGAGTTCCAGCGTGCCAGACGAGGAACGGCCCAGGACGATGTTGCTGTCGTGGTTGAACAGCGCCACCACGTCGCCCTTGCCACGCTGGCGGTTCAGAATCTTGTCGAACGCACCCGGCATGATCTCTTCGCGAAACCCGCCGAGGTCGAGGGAAAGCCGGTTGTACACGGCTGCGTATCCGATGATGGCGGCCCGGCCATCGGCCCGGCTCTCCACGATCAGCTCGTTGTCTTCCTCGAAGGCGAAATCGCGGCGTTCAATTTCCATCGGTGGAGTCCTCCTGTTCGGCCTGGTCCTCAGCGTCATCGGCCGGGCTGTCTTCTATTTCGGCTGGCGGCTCGGGCATCGGCTCCGATGCCGGCGAATCCGCGCCCACCTTGTCCAGCGTGGTCATGTTGAGCTGCACAAAATGGCGATCACCATCAGGCCCGATCGGGTTCAGGTTTTCGAGCTCGCGGATTTCGTTGACGGTCATCCACCCATTCTGAAGGGCAGAGACGTAGTAGGCCGACCGGCTCGCGTGGTCGCCACGGAGCAGGCCGCTCACCGAGTGTTCCGCGAAGAACCGCTCATCGTCCACGATCAGATCGCGGCTGATGGCTGCTTCCCATCGCTTCAGATGCGGCAGCAGGCAGTGCTGAACAAATTCAGTCGATTGCACTTCGATATTGCTATATGTGCTTCTGTCGAGCTGTTGAATCAAATGGGGCGGCACATGAAAGATCCGGCAGCACTCGTACACGGCGAAGGCCCGGCTCTCCAGCATCTGGGCAGCCTCATTGCTGCTGCTCAACTCTTTGGCGGAAACGCCCGCAGGAAGGACGGCCGTTCGGAAGGCACGGTCGCTGCCCTTGTGCATTCGCTCCCAACTCTCACGCAGGCGCTCGGCAGCCTCAATGGGAATGGGGTTGCTGCTCTCAAGGATCACGCCAGGGCGAGCCCCATTCCCGAAATATGTGGCGGCATGGGCCTCTAGCGCCTGCGAAAGCCCGATCACATTTTGAAACAGCTTGTACGTCGGGATCGGGCGGATTCCGTCTTCCGTGGTGAATCGCAGGGCGAAGATTTGATCCTGGCTGTAGATCGTCTGCTTGCCACTCGGCTCGCGGTACTTGTAGCGCAGCGTGCCGTCCTCGAGTCGCTCGGCCTCCATGCGGCTGCTGTGAAGCGGCCAGAGCTCGGAGACGGCACCTCGGGCACCTGGGCGAATCTCGGCGTACGACGCACCGTAGTGCAAGTACATCCCGGTCATCCAATCGCGGAACTCTTGGGCCGTCTGCCACGGGTTGGGTTGCTGGTGCAGGAGCCGATAGACGGGATGGGCGGTAGCCTTTGCCTTGCCGCCGTTGGCGAGTCGCTCGTAGACGTGCAGCGGCAGGGCTGATACCGCATCCGATATGACGCGGATGCATGCCGTATAGGCCGAGCACGCCATCGAGTTGTCGGCCGTGACGCGGATGCCGGCTGGCGTGCGGGTGCCGCTGGATTCGGTCCAGTCGATGCCTCTTAAATCGAACATCTTGAAATCGGCGGCGGCGTGTTCGCTCATATGCTCAGGATGTCCCAAGATTGTTCGGCTGGCTTTGTGGTTGCCGCTGCGTGAAGCCCGAGTGCCATGACCAGCGACACGATGCCGTCGATGCGTTCGGTTGACTTAGCCTTGCTCGGCTTGATGTTGCCCTGGTGGTCGGTCTGCACCGCGACGTTGCCAGCCATCCAACTGAGCGGCGGGTTATTTGCATGCCGGATTTTTTCCGACAGCACTAGGTTCTCCAGCTGCTTCGAAGGGCTGCTCATTGAGCCGTACCCTTGCCCAAAGCCTGTCACATTTACCCCATCGCCTTGCAGTTGCGTGGCCAGCTGCGTGGCGTTCCAGCGGTCGATCCCCACCTGCCGGATATTGAACTTCTGGGACAGCTCCACGATGTCTCTCCGGATCACGTCGTAGTCAGTGACGTTGCCATCCGTGGCTCGGATATAGCCGTCACGAATCCACCCGAGGTAGTCGATCTTGTCTCGCTGTGACCGCTCGGCGGCGTTCTGCTGCGGCACCCAGAAGAAAGGCAGCACGTCGAACGTGCCGTCGTCGGCCTGGCTCACGAGCACGAATGCCGAAAGGTCATACGTGGTTGCAAGGTCGAGGCCCGCGAACCACTCCCGCTGCTCGAGGTCGCCGGCCAGCGGCTTGCCGCACTTGGCCCAATTATCTGGAGACAACCAGCGAACGTCCTGGGTGGTCCAGACATTGAGCCTGTATCGCAAGAAGCTATTGAGCTTTGACGGTGACTGCTCAGCCTCTCGGGCATCGGCGGCAAATGACTCCACCGTGATCGTCTCGCCCAGCGAAGGGTTGGCCTTGTGCCACGTCTTGGAGTCCTTCCAATCGTCCTCGGGCGACGCTGCGTAGATGCACCCGAAGAATGCCGGGTCCACGCCGGGATCTGCGATGCACCGCTCTGCGTATGCGTGTTGCTCCCAGCAGATCGACTTGCGGTCGTAGCCAGCCGTGGTGATCGAGAGAATGAGCGGCGATCTCCTGGCAGCTCCACCGTACCTGAGTGCGTCTCTTGTTGTGCCGGGCCTTCGCCCCCAGCCTCTCGGCCAGGGGCGAAAGCCCAGAGGCGGCGGTCCCTTTGTGCATGGAGTTCATCGAATAGCAGCGCGTGGATATTCAGCCCCTCGGCCCGGAACGCATCTGCACTCAGAACCCGGTAGAACGAATTGCTTGCCTTGTGAACGATCGTCTTGCGGCTGTCGATCACCTCAAGATGCCGAGACAACGCAGGCGAAGCCCGCACCATCGACGCGGCCTCGCGGTAGATGATGCCAGCCTGCTCCCGATCGCAGGCCGCGCCGTACACCTCGGCACCAGGCTCGGAGTCGAAGGCCGTCATGTAGAGAGCGATACCGGCAAGGGTGGTGCTCTTGCCTTGCTTCTTCGGCAGCTCGATGTAGCCAACGCGATGCTGCCGAGTGCCGTCTGGGTTCAGCCGGCCGAACAGCTCACGCATGACGTGGTGCTGCCACGGCAGGAGCGTGAACGGCTTGCCTGCGTTCTGCCCTTTGCTGTGGCGCAGGATCTTTTCGAAGAAGTGCACCACCCGCTCGTACTTGGCCTGGCCCTCTTTGCAGAGGTCAGGCACCGTGGAGCTTGAAGAACTCTTCGACTTCGTCGGTTGGCTTTTCTTCCTTGCCACCTAGCCGTGTCCTACTGCTCGGGGTCAGGCCAAACTCGCCCATTAACGACGCCTGGAGCGCCACTAAACTGCGATATAACGGGCCTGCCGGATTCGGTTTCACGCCACCTAAGTCTGTCCGCATCACCGGCCCGGTGGCTCGCAGCTCGAGCAGGCACGCCTGCGTAGCAGCGTACACCTCGCACAAAGTGGCCAACGCTTCGCCATCGGCCTGCGTGAGCGTGCCGAGCTGCAGGAGCAGCGGCACAAACTCGCCCCACTTCTCAACGGCGAGCGGTTCGACCATCAGACGCTTCGGCATGACCGGCGCGCCGGCCGGGGCCGGCAGGTCTGGACGAATCGGACGCTTGCCGGGATTGCCCGTCAGTTTCTTCACGCTCGCCGGTATCGGTTTTCGTCCGCCTGGCATCAAAACCTCAAAAAACCCCGCTGGAAATGCGGCCGCGCACGGAAGCATAACGACCGTGGTACGCAGACCCGCGCCGCCCTATGGCTGCGCCCGCCCTCCCCACCCTGACTCCTTCGCCGTCTTCCTGCTGTGGCAGTTCACGCACCTGGCCTCGCCATTGGCCACGTCATACCGTGCCCCGCCTTGGCTGATGGGCACGACGTGGTCCGCGTGCATCTCTCGCCCATGTGCCACACGCTTACAGTCCACGCATTGCCAGTTGCACTTGTTGAGCACAGCCTGACGCCACAGCCTGTGTGCCTTGTCGCAGTAGCCGCGTGCAGCTGCGTTGGGCCTACCTGACTCATCACGCCTCGCCGCCGTCCTGAGCCGGGGCGGCCTGAACGCTGGTATGCGTGCGGGCATGGCCCTAGCTCTTGAACATCACGAACCCAGTCGTGCCCGTGCTGTTCGTGGTGGCCGACACGACCTTCAGGAACTCGGTGCCGAACACTTCATCAGGCAGGCTATAGGCCCGGCCTTCGGTGCTCGAGGGGGCGAGCGTCAGATCCGCCACGCTGCCATCCGCCTTGTAGAGCCGGCGGAACGATCCCGTAGGCGTGGCACCAACCCACATCTGGAGCGTTGTAGCTGCAGTCGAGATCGTGCCAATAGAAAGCACAGCACCGGCAATGTCACGCATATCGAGCGTGGTGGCCAATGCAGTGGCCGTATGCAGGGTGATGTCGATATCGCGGTTCAGTCGGCTGATTCGGCTCGTGGACATGCGGAGTCTCCTGTGCGGTCAGCCTAGACCAGGCGGCTGGAATCCTTGCAGTGCGGCCGTCTCTCGCCGCAATAGCGCACTTCACGCGAACAGCGGCCCGGCCCCAGCATCAACCGCCGCGATCCTCGCCTTGGCTATCTGAACGTATTCCGCCTCACGTTCGATGCCGATAAACCGGAAGCCCTCAAGGGTCGCGGCCTTGCCCGTGGAGCCGCTGCCCGTGAACGGGTCGAGCACGACACCGCCGGGTGGCGTGACGAGGCGGCAGAGGTAACGCATGAGGTCGGTAGGCTTCACGGTGGGGTGGTGGTTGCGTTGCGGCACCGGCTTGCTCGGCGTCTGCTGCGGCAGCGGCCCCTGGGCCTTCTCGCCGTACCGCATCGTCAGGCGCTCCGCCAGCCCCTCGCACCCCGCATCACGATCCGCCTTGCTCGCCTTGGCGCAGTAGAAGAAGCGGGCGGCAGAGCCGGAGTCGGCGCGGCCCATTCCGCCCATCGTCCTACGCCTTCCTCCGAATCCGGCTTGGCAATCAGCGTGCGAGTTGTTGCTGTTGCCGTTCGCTTGCGGAAACAGCCCCACCACCTCCTCGCTGCCGTCGTGAATGAGGTTCGCGGGCCAGCGGCCGGATGCTGTCGGCTCCCACGAAGTCGCAGGCATTCCCTGAAGCAGATGCGGGGAAGTCCGCTTGCCGCTCCGGCCACTCATTTGCTCAGGGTCGTAGCCCTCAATCCCCACCCTGCACCCATCCACGTTAATCGCCCCCGTGCCATGCGTCAGCACGTTCTCGGCGACGGTGCCGACGAGCGGCTTGCGGGCCACGATG